AGCAGCCGCGCCTTCCGTTCCCGCCTTTGCTTCGGCTTCCGATGCTGTGCGGATGAGACCCGCACGGTCTGCGGTAGAAGTCAAGCTCTTCAGACCGGCGGGCGTCACAGCTCGCTGCGAATCGGTTCCGGCCTGCGTTTCTTCGTCAGTAGCAAGCTCAACAATCCCCGCATTCGTAGTTGTTGCAGCAGTGAAAGAGAAAGACACGTCGCCGAAAGTTATGTTCCCAGCATTCACGCCTTCGAGCTTCATGTCGATAGCAAGCAGAAGATTGCTCTTCTCCTGCTTCTCAATGATCGGTACGTTCTGCGAGTAGACCGCGAAAAGCGTCCCATCAGAAAGGAAAAGCCCGAACTCGAACACTTCATACGAGCCCGGGCCGTCATCCTTGCACGCGACGTGAATCGCGTTGTCGCCTGCTTGCCCACCTTCGAGGATCGGCATGCGCTTGACTTGAGCTTGTAGTTGTGTCTGCTCCTTGGTTGGAGTGTATTTGCCGGTGCCGACGCCGATTTCCGAAATCGTGACGGCGTTCGTCCCGGTCTCTTTTGCGTTGATGACGGCCTGAATACCTGCCGTCGTCAAAACGATGTCCATAGGAATCCCTCCTTATTTTGCAAGCCCGACGAGCGAGCGCATCGCGATAGGTCGTGCCCCGACGAAAATGCCGACTGCCGCATCGATGTCACGGCTGACAATTTCTTCAGAGCGAATACGCGCGTAAGCTACCGGGCGCAGATAGCCGTCGATCCCGAGCCCGCCATCCAGCTGACGAACGAGTACGAATGTGTAGTGCGAACGGACCGGTTTCGCGTCGTCGACGAGCGCGAAAAGGTCCTCCTGCATTTCGGCATCAAGCGTGCCGTCGATGTTTCCAAGCGTCGCCTGAATCTCGAAAGTGTGCGGAGTTCCCTTCGGCTCCATCTGCCACCACTCTTTAATGGTCGCAGCCGATCCAATCGAAGAAACCGCATCCTTGACAGCACGAAGCGTCCCTTTCTTTCGCTTTTCACGCACAACGTTTTTCAGGACGCTACGCTTCAAAGCAACGGGCCACGAATCACGCCAGACGCTCGCATCCCACCCGTAGGCGACATGATCGAGCTGAGTGCTCGTGAGTTTGTCAATGCTGACGTAAATCGACGGAAGATCAACCGCCGCCGTCATATCGAGCAATTGCTTGTCGAGCGCCGTCGCGCTGTGTCTGACGTTGTCGTCTTGAGCAATGGAATCAGGAAGTAAGTCGCTTAGCCTTACCTCCGCAAGCCCCTTACTCATCCTTGTAGCCCTCGTAAACGATCTTCACGCCCGTGCATTGCGCTACCTGGTCGCTTTCGAGCTTCTGGAAGTCAGCAGGCTTCATCGTCTGATTGTCGATGCGCGAAGCTCCCGCCTGCATGACGTACTGAATGAGCCTTGCAGGAAGAATGTCGCGACCGATTTTTCCTTGCTGCCAAACGCGGTATTTCTCAACCGCCCTTTCGACATCAGCTTTGATCTGCTCGGCGCGCGAGCTATCCTCGCGACTGATCCAATAGTGAAGCTCAAGCTCGTAATTCACGGCCTTCGGCGCAAGCACCTTCACGAAGTCCGTCAACGGGCGGATCGTTTCATCGCTCAAGTACGCCGCGATTTGCTCCAACGTTTCCTGAGACGGCAATTCGCCGCCCGCAAGAAGCACATAGACATCGACCTCGCCAGGTGTCGGGGAAGTAACAGAAACATCAAGCACGGAGCTCGACACGCTCTTCGCGTGGTAGATGTACGCCTTCTCTGGCCCCGCAACCGAAAAGCTGTTCGGAGCAAGCCGAATGCGTTCAGCAAGAGATTCGTCGCTTTCGGCTTCCGATCCGCCCGTCGAAATCGTTGTGTTTTCAGCCTTTGCAACGAACGTCATCGGCTTGACGATGGTGTTTATCTGACCGGCAAGGTAGTCGTTGCCGACCGTCCCCGCAACGGTGCAGGATGCCGTGACGCTCCCTTCGAGCTTACCTTTCTCAATATTGAGCTCATGGTCCGTTGCGAAAGTCACAACGCCGTTCGTCACCTCGGTTCCTGCGGGAATCGTGTAGACCGTCGCCAGAGCCTGCGAAAGCGTGAATTTGATCGTCGTGACGGCCTTGCTTTCAGAAAGACGCGTAACGCTCAAAAGCGTGCCGAGTGCATCGAGGTAGCCGTCCTGAGCATATGAAAGCAGGTTCTGCTGCGCCGCCAGATTCACAGTCGTGCGCTGTTGAATGATGACGGCAGCAAGGCTCAAAAGGTAGAGTCGTACTGGGTCGCCCGCCGCGAGGGTTCGCCCACTTGCTTGTTCGTACCCAGTGATAATCTCGGCCTTGATGGTCTCGGCGTCCGTTTCAAGGAATTCAACCGCCGGCAAGTGCCAACGGGGAATTGTTTCAGCCATGTCTTATTCCTCCTCTCCGATTTGCACAACAACGCGCGGTTTCAAAATGCCGTCCATTGCGCTCGCAGTGTCCTCGTCAAAGTCGACAGACACGACCGTTGCTCTTGGCTCGTACTCCTCAATCGCGTCAATCACCTCAGACCGCATCAGCATCTTTGCAACCGGCATTGGTTTGTCGATATGCGCCCACGTCAACCCGAAGTCTCGGTCCAGAGGAACGGAGCCCTTACGCGTGCTGAGGATCGTCCGCACGTTCTGCAGAATCTCTCGCACCTCGTCCGACGGCGCGAAGTCAACTTGACTTGATAGCGTTACTGTGTATTGAGCCATTTACGCCGCCTCCTTCAAGGTGATGCTGACCTCTGCCGACACGCAGATGCCAAAGTTGTTGTGATACTTGCGCTCCTCACCAATCGACTCAATGACGAACTTTCCAAGGTAGTCCGGCCCGATGAGCAAGCGTTCCGGCTGCTTCTTTTCGAGCATTTTCTTGAGCATGATGAGTGCCACCAAAGGCGGCGTCCCGAGCGAGGAGTTCAGCTGAATATTGAAGCTGACCTCCGTGAGCCCTGGTCCGATGTACTCAAGCTTCGGCTTCTTACCGATGATCTCGTGCGTCGCCCATCTTGCGCTGCGCGAGACAGACAGGTCCTTGAAGGTGTAAACGACAGCGCTGCTGCTGACGAACGGGACCTTTCCAAACAGTCCGGTTAAGCTAAAACCAAGGCCCATTTCATCGCCTCCTTACAGCGGCGGACTCGTCGGAGAGCCGTCGCCTTGTTCTTGGTGTTTGTGGTTCATCAGACTGATGCCGCCTGCGACCACATCGCTCGACGCATCGATCTGGCCTTCCAGATTCATGTTTCCGGACACCGTTACGGCCGCACCGCCTCCACCGCTAACAGCGAGGCCGCCCTTCCCTGTAATGAGTCCAGTGACGTTCAGCACACCAGTAATGTCCGTTTTCGGCGTGTCAAGCGTGACGCTCGACGACGCATTGACCGTCGCAGTTGTGCAGTTGATCGTGACGGCATTCGGCACCGTGATGGAGCCGTCCAGGCGGTTGAAAACAATCTCCGTGCCTTCGATCGTCACCGTGAGCTTGTGCTCCTGACGGTCGTAGCAGACGCGCGTGTCGTCATCGAAGACAACCGTGCGCCGGTTCTCGGTCGATTCCGGAGGCGTTACTTCGCCCGCGTAAATCGACCCAATGATGACGCCGTCCTCCTGGCCTTCACCGAAGAAGAGAACGATCGCGTCCTCCCCAATGTCCGGCATCGCGAAGTCGTGATTCTTGAGCGTGTTGCGCTGCAGAACGGGGAGGTCATACGAAACGATGCTGTCCTCGTCGTCGAAAACGACGCGAGCAGTACATTTCGCAGGATCGATGCTCGATACCTCACCGATTTTGATGAGGCTCTGCACATCAGGGACTTTCCAAAGTGCGTCCATGCCGCACCTCCTCAATAGTTGTTGTTGACGCGCCGGACTGACAAAGACGTCACGTACCCGCTCGTGCTGACGCTGTGCGACGCGCTTTCGATGATGAACGCCCCATCGAACGACCCGAAGCCCTTCAGATTGATGACGACACCCGCCACAAGGGACGTGTCGCCGACAAGAGAAAGGCTGCCGGTCATCTTCCGAAGGTTGAGCTTGCGAAGCGTTGCTTTAGCGATCCGCTTCGCTTCGGAGATCGAAGTCGCACGCTTCTTAACCTGGTATTCCTGACCGTCGTCATCGGCGTCCGGATCGACGTAGGTGTACGTCATGACGGCAGGATTTTTCTTCTCAGGAACGGCGTCGATGTCATACTCGTTCGACGTGTAGCCGCCTGCGGAGGACTTCTTCTTTTCCTTTGGGTTGCGGTATGAGATCGTGCAACTCTTGTACGTCTCGGACTGATGCGACTCGAAGTCCCACGAAAGGATGTCCGAGACGCCCAGCGTGAGCGTTTTGACGGGCTTCTTCTTCTCGTAGAAAGCCTGGTCGAAGATCACGATCTGCGAGTCCGTCACCTTGATCGAAAGCCCGGCGTCTTCACATAGGCGCGAGAGGAACTTCAAGTTGCTTTCGGCCTTCTGGTCTTGGCGGTCGTAGCTCGGATTCTCCTTCGAATCGAAGAGGAGCTTGACTTTCGCAGACGCTGCGATCTCCTGAGCGATGCCCTTGAGCGTCTTTTTCTCCCAGGCCTTCGTGATCATCTTGCGACGGATCGGCGTGTTCATCGGGATCGACACGGCCCGCATCTCGAAGACACGAGGCGAGCCACTGGTGCGGAGCGAATCGACGAAGAACTTTCCGCAGAAAAGCTCGCGCCCTTTCTTCCCGTCCACTGTCCCTGAAGCAATGTAAGCGCGGACGACTTCGCCGCCGTCCGGCTTCCACTTGCTCGCCCACTTTCCCGTCGGGTCTTTGAGCGTGAGACTGATTTCGTCCGCCTCATTCGTTTCCTTGTCGTCGTAGGAAAAGGA